CTTCAACCTAGCCAGTTGATATTGAAAAATGTCCGCCACTATGGATAGTTTAAGTCTATCGCACATGCTGTTTAGTGTGCGCGGTTTTGAAGGGACGGGGTATCACACAGACAATGTGAGCTCAAATTGTAACAGCGTCCAATTAGTGGAATGGTCTCCCTACCCATGGGAGATCCCCGCCGCGTCAGCAGTTCAGACTGACTGCTGCAGCCCGCGTTTGAGTTACGTGTCATGGTTAGCGACACGCAAACAGGGAGGCGATGACCAAGTCCCACCGGGTGGGCCACCAACTGTAACCCCAGTTAGTGAAGCTCGCACACGCAAGGAGGGTATCAAGTGTGTGCGTCCGGGTAAGGTTAGATACACGTTAGTGGAACGTGTAACTCGTAAGATGATGTCGTGGTTCTGTCCAAATGATCTGGAGGATATGAACTTTGACGCAGAGGTGCGCGAAGCAGTGTCGGTTGCGATGGCTACGACACACACCGTGCAAGCGTCCGAATCGCTCATCAAGCGTACTATTGCAGAATATGAGATGGCAGAGGTGAATGAAGTAACCATGGATAGACCAGCTGAAGTCGTCCCAAAGTTTGCCGCCAGTGTAGTAGTTGCCTTAAGAGCCAAGTTAGGGTTAGGTGCAATGGATCGCAACGTGCCCGGTAACGTTGCTGTTGTACGCGGTCGAGCGACCCGCATGATGCGTGATTATGGTGTACGTAACCATGACATTGCTCTGCATCTCGCATTCGTTGAAAGAGCCTTTTTCGACGATGATACTCATTTCAGAGTGTCCGGATGGAGGGCGCGCATGTGCAAGAAAAGTCGGTTCTGCAAGTGGGTGTTCAGTGATTCTGAACCCCAAATGCAGTTCTGAGGTTGCCCGCAGCGCAAGGTAGGTGTGACGTTTAACCACTCGGTACCAGATTCCTTTATCAGGGATTTGTACTGGGATGGTGTAGGTAAACGTCCCACCAATTACCTTACCGTTCAGTCGAACGGGGAACCCTACAAAGAGAGAGTCTACCATACTATATCGGGTATGGGCCCCAACCACAATCTGGGGGTACATAACAGTAGCATTCACACCGTAGAGCGAGCACTGTTAGAGCGATACTTTTTATGTGCCGTTGATGGCACATTTCTACGGCCGCCGGAGATTAGCAAACACTCTTACAGATCAAAGTTTTTGGATGACTTCAGAGATTGTATCGTGAATTATGTTAAACCAAATGCCACCGTGTTAACGACTGCCCAGGTAGTCAATTGTTACACTGGTGCCAAATGGCGCATTTACGAACAAGCTAGGTTGTCACTCCTTGAGACCAAACTAACTAAGAAGGATGCTAGACTCCAGCAATTCCCAAAATTTGGTAAAGACGCTTTAAGCAAAGCACTGCGTCTAATCAACCCACGCACGGCGCGCGCCAACCTCGTCCTTGGAAAGTACATTAAGAAAATAGAAAAACCAGTATTCAAGGGCATTAATGAGGCTTGGGGCGCACGAACAGAACATACTGTGATTAAGGGACTCGATGTGATCGAATCCGCCGCTGCTATCAAAGCTAAATGGGATTTATTCTTAGATCCTGTTGCTGTTGGGTTAGATGCTTCCAAATTTGATATGCACGTTCTCATTGAGGCACTTAAATTTGAACATTCCGTTTATCAAGGAGTGTTTAACAGTGCCGAGTTACGCAAAGTACTTGCGTGGCAATTATACAACGCTGGCACAGCGTACTGCAAAGATGGTAGGGTGGACTTCGCAGTAAAAGGCACTAGATGTTCAGGAGACTTGAACACAAGTTTAGGCAATTGCATAATCATGTGTTGCATCGTCTATGAGTTTCTGAAACTCAAAAACATCACTGCCGAATTGTGTAACAATGGGGATGATTGTGTTGTGATTATGGAGAAGGGAGATTTGGATGAGTTTCAGAAAGGATTTGCGAAATTCTTCTTGTCCAAAGGGTTTAGGATGACCAGTGAAGCTCCAGTTTATGAATTTGAGGAAATTGAATTCTGCCAGGCACATCCTGTGTACAATGGCAAAGACTGGGTGATGGTGCGCAATCCAGTAACGTGTATGAAGAAAGATCCAATGTGCCTCCAGCCCATTACTGGACCAAAGTGTTTCAGGAAATGGTCAGGCGCAATTGGCGAATGTGGTATGTCCACGGTGCCGGGCATACCAGTCATGAATAGTTTTTATGACGCTTTTAGAAGAGCGGGACGCAAGTCGTCAAAACGCTACAAAGCACATTTATTCAAAAACACGTCTATGATGGAGCGTAAGACCAAAATTGACACAACTGTAACACCTGTCGCACGGGCTAGTTTCTTTGTCGCAACCGGAATTTCTCCGGAATTGCAAGTAGAACTAGAACGATATTATGACAGTATGGAATTGCAGCTAGATTGTGTCAATGTCAACACCATGACAAAACATGAGCATCACACATTAGCAATGTTCGATTGGCTATTAGAAATATAGGCACCGTAATTATTCAACATGCCAAAGAAAAATAATCGAATCAAGCTGCGCGCGAAGCGCAGCCAAGCTAACACAACGCGCAAAGAAATCGGTCTTCTGGGACGTGCACTTAGGTCTCTAGGTGGCGCCGCAGGAGGGTATGCCGGTGGTATGCTAGGCAGTAGTTCTGCCGGATCTTCATTGGGAACAAGCCTTGGGGCCACTGTTTCTAAATGGTTAGGTGCCGGAGACTACGCCCTTAAAGAAAACTCAATTGTGAAACGAAGTATGCAAGGATCGGACTCAATACCGGTCATGCATAGTGCCGACCAGTCCATCGTGGTCAGGCATAAGGAGTACCTGGGTCCAGTGCTTGGCAACACGAATTTTACCGTTCGTAATGCCATGCCCTTGAACCCAGGGATGGTACAGACATTCCCATGGCTGTCTGATATTGCACAACGATATCAGGAGTACACGTTCAAGGGAGTTGTTTTCCACTATGTCCCAACTAGTGGATATGCCGTTAGTGGTACCAATCCAGCTCTTGGTACCGTGATGATGCAAACATCCTATCGCGCAACAGAAGAC